CAGAGTCATTAATTAATAGTTCCTCACTACCTGCTAATGAGGTTTTTGCTGCTAAGGCTGATACTTTAGTTGTTGCCATATTTACTCCGTAATAATGTAGTTAGGTGTATTTGCTTGTGAGGATTCGATAACAAGATAACCACCTTGTTCTAATTCTATTTCTTGTGCAGTAGATTCATTAGGATCAAATTCTCTTTGAAACTGCCTTCTGTTGGCAAGCATAGCTAGAGTCTTTTGTTTTTTCCATTGCAATCTAGCCATTAGAGTCTAAACCTCATCTTTCTGCGACCAATCTTTTGTCTTTCAGCTAAAGCAATTAACTCGTCTTTGATTTCTTTGACAAGTGGCGAATACTTTGTAATAACTTTTGCACTTTTTCTTTTGCTGATTTGACCTGTAGGCGTACCCACATACGAACCACCTTTAACTCCAGAACGAGATTCGCTTGGAGTTTTTGTGCTTTTGTGGTTATATTCATAATTTGTTTTCTCCGTTTTGCTTGATTCATTGTGAGAAGATAATTGTTTACCGCCATAAGTCGGTGCTTTACCTTCTGCCTGGACACTCTCTAATTCTTCATCCTCATCCATAAGACCATCTAGCATGTCCATTAATGTATCTAGTTCGGTTACAGGTTCAGGGTCATTAGCAAATTTAAGGGCATTAGCTTCCATAAATTCATCCATAGAAGGACTATCCTCATCATCCTCGTCATAATAATGCGAATAACACTCAGTAAGCATCCTTGTCCATATCTCTTGTATCTTTGCCTTAAAACGGTCTATTTCAAGCAAATCTGTTGAATCTGAGCCTGTAGTATCTTCAAATATGTCCATTAAATTTATCCTTGCTTAGTCTTTTCTTTTCTCTCATAGCAAATCTAGTCATTTCATATCCATAACTAGGTCTGACATCGTTTATTGAGTATATTCTTTGGGCAGGTTTGCCACATTTAGGGCATTCAATACCCATTTTCATTTCATCATAAGAGCGTAATTCTTCACTCACATGATTTTGTTTGCATTTGAAATCGTAGAAGGGCATGTAAACTCCTAATTAATTCAGAATAACCCCCTCGTTAAAGGGGGCTACATCTTAATTAACTACCTGGTACTACAAACGCAACAGCAGCATCATTACGAAGTTCTGCAACTCCATAAATAGTATCTGAAGTGAATAGATCACCTAAGTACTCTTGCTTGTACTGTGTTTGTGAACGAACACCAACTTGCTCTGCTAGAACCATAGCATCCTTGTGCATGAGCATACCTGCTCTGTCAGTACCAGCAGGAGTTGGGGCATTAGATGTAATGTAAACATCAACACCGTAGATTTGTCCAATCTTACCAGTACGGATAGCATCACCAGAGCCAATGAACTGCTGCTCTGTGAATCTGTTGATTCCAAGCATGTCATTAGCACAAATTGGTGGTACGATTAATACACGGTTGTCCATCGGCACATCTGCATCATCAAGAGTTAGTAGCATTCTACGAATACCTGCATCTGTGATGTCAGAAGCATTTGTTGAGTTACCAGTATATGCAGTAGAACCATCGCCACCGATAACAGCATTTTCATATGCTGCTGCACCAGTACCGCCTACTGTACCGCCTTGAAAACCTTCTGCTAGTGCAAAAAGGTCAGAGTCCACCTGCTTGGCAAGTGCGTAGCCAGCATCATCCGTGTAGAACTTTCTCATTGATGCTAGAGACTGCACTTCTGCAATATCTTCAATCAACTTTGAATATTCGTAATGCTTGTCTATAGACACAGTTACCTTTGTGTTAGTAGCTGCTGATAGTGTTACTTGTGTGTTTGCTGCTTTAGCACTTGCACTTCCTCTCGCAGGTACAGGGATATAGATAGTATCGCCTTTTTTACCTTTGTGAGATAGCTTAGTAACTAGGTTAGCAACCACTAGATTTGACTTATACGCTCCAATTACTTCATCACTCCATAGTTCGGGGATGAAGTTATTAGCTACGGAAGTCGTTACTTGGTTTGAACCCAAAGCCATTTTACTTCTCCTTTATAGTATTATTATTTAACCCTTCCCTCTGCGTATGCTGACTGAATTTCATCAGCCAAAGATGCGTATCGGTTCGGGTCTGTTACCTGTAGATTAATTAAATCTGCTCTACGGTAAACTTTCTTTCCGCCTATAGCTTCTGAAGTAGAACGAGTCTCAGTTGAAGTTGCTTTAAGTGCCTTATCTCTTTTTTCTGTTTCTTGCTTCTGAACTTCTTTGGTCTTGTCAATCATGTTGACTTTATCGAACATATCGAATAGTTCTATAGCATAGTCAGGTCGATAATCACTATCGGCTTTTCTAAACATCTCTGTGCGTATCTCAGATGAGCCTACCCAATCTTGAAACTGTTTACTGGCTACTCTATCTTGCCAATCTGGGTATGCTTTTTCTAAGACACTAACTTGATGTTGTTGTTGCTGGATTTTTCGTTCTTGTCTTGCTTCTATTAACTCTGGATGATTTTCTATAGCTTTGTTTACTGCCTCGGCAGGATCACTATAAAACTGATCTTCAAAATTAACAGTTTCTTCTACATTTGGAGTAGCTTCTGCTGCTCTGTTTTGAGATTCCATTAGGCTTTGAATTAATTTGCGTTGCTCACCAACTTCGCTGGCTTGCTTGCCCATCATCTTCTCGACATTCTGGTACATCTCTACTAATTCTTCTGTTGACTTCCCAGCAAATTTCTCAGGAATCGTAGACTTAGGTTGTGGAGTTTCTTCCGCCTGTGCCTCTTGTGTAATTTCTTTTGTTAATTCCTGTTCATTTGTTATTGGTGCATCCGCTGAAGATGCTTCATCTACTACTATACTTGACATGGTTTCTCCGCCCCTGTGGGGTTATGAAGTGATAAATTGGAGTCTTACTAAGAGTTAAACTTTAGTCAGATTGTTCCATTGCGATTTTTGTTGTATTTTCTAAAGTTAATAAAAACCTTAAAATGTTCAACTGACCTTTAGCTTCCCAAAGGTCCTTTTCATCAGTCATTGTGTCGATATTGACCACACCTTCCTGAATAGTTTTTAAATCAGCAATAAGGTCGAGCCATCCTTCGGTCTCCATCATTGCTAATCGATCTTCTATAAAACGGTCATCTGCTTTTGCCATTGATGATTATCGTTTATTGAATATTTGTATTTACTGCTACTCTTTGTCCAGCTTCTCTTGCTTTAGCCAGGTTTAATATAGTCTCTGATTGTAGATGATCTACTTCAGGTATATTCCTAGCTGTCTCTGAGCGTTTGTTTTCTATATCAGCAGCAGTCTTTTCTAACCCAATTGCTTCTTTTTGCAATTTAAGTATTTTCTGTTGGAAATCTATTTCATTAGGCTGATTTAACATTGCCTCAGATTGCCACTTCATTGCTTTAGCTTTTTCTTCCTCTGCTTCAGCTACTGTTTTTTGTATGTCAGCCTGTGCTTGTTGCATTTGCAACTCCATAGCCATTTGCTGCATTTGTTGTTGTTGTGGGTCTGGCTGATTACCTTGCATTAGCGCATTAACAATTTGATCTCTATTGTGAATAGATGAGTTTTGGAACATTGCCAATAATATGACATTAAATGCGGGCGAATCTTTAGGAATAGCTTGTAACATTTGTACCATTTGAGTCATTTCTAACTCTTTAGCCATAATCCCCATAGTTGAGTATGGGATAAACTTGTAATCACTTACAGGGTATCTGTCTACATCAAACTGTATCTTTCTCCACATACATTTATTAATCATAGGAATAAGAAATGTGTTTTGAAAATTCATTAAAGTACGCTTTTGTCTCTTGATTGCTGCACTTTGCATCATAGACATGCCAGAAGCAGTATCGTTTTGTGCTGAACCAGTATCAGCACTACCCGTACCCATTTGAATCATGTTTTGTAGTGAGGCTACTTGGTTAAATGTTGAAGGATCTGTAGTACCCATATCAAGAGGCATAATTGCATCTCTAGGATTGCCATTAGTTAATACAGTTTTGCCAGGTCTAACTTCAAATTTGATGCCTCGTGGCAATCTTGTAGCATCGGCAGCCATCATTGGTGTTGTTGTAAGTGCTAGAGAGTCAATTCTCGCCCTCATTTCAGCATCTAAAGCCTTTTGTGGGTTATAACCTTTCTCTGCTACACCTCTACCCCAAAATTTGTTTGGCACAATGTCGTGTTGGTATGAGATGAAAGGGCGATCTTCCATCATAAAAGCGTTTTCTTCTACTCTTAGTATGTATTCGTCATTACAGATAGTAACCACAGCTTCGACCAACTCGTCAGACTTAGTATATTCAAAATCGTCTTTATCTTTACTTGCCTTTAAAAAGCGTTTAGGTACTAATCCCCAATACTCAGTAATTTTTACTGAATCAGATTCGTCATTCGATTTAATTTCAGGGTCATAGCCGAATTTAACAGTTTGATAATCACCATCTAAAGGCACATCTCTGTATATTCCAGAGCGTATACCTTCAACAACATGGTATCTAGGTTTAATAACTTCGTGGGCGACACCTAATGCTTCATCTATTGAGTTAGCTGAAGGGTCAATCAAAAATTCTTTAGGACTAATAGGTTCAATACGCACATCAATGGAAGGGTATTCGACCAATTGTCGAGTGGTAGTGAGAGTGCCTGCGACTGGCACTTCTGCGGGAGCTTTTTCGATAGTCTGATCAACAACTATCTTACCTATACCCGTTCCATAAATGGCACTATTCAAAAATACCTCACAGACCGCATCTTTACAGCCAGTTTTTTCAAGGTCCTCTTGAAGTAGGTTTCTAACATATTCAGCATCACTTGGGTCTTGGTCAAGCATGTCATCTTGAATGTCAAACCATTTACCACGACCAAAAGTTGCTTCTTCTAGTTCTGCTACTGACGACTCAATAGCTTGTTGTAAAGCTGGAGCAATAAGTCTTGATTTTTCTGACTGCCTAGTTCTATCTTCTTGCAGCCAAATACCTCTCCACAGACGATAATATTCATCCCATTGACGGACATAGTTCATATCTCTATGGTTTCGCCAATTTTCTAGTCGGTAATTAAGCCAACTAGCTAATGCTTGATATTTAGTTTCTTTATCCATACGGGTTCATATTGTCCTTTATAAAGATATGCGAAATTCCCTTATATTATACCCTAAAACAAGCCTCAGACTTCCATATTCTTTGATTTAGGCGTTTATTTAGTTTGGTAAGGGGTAATGTAGGGTAAGCAACAATCGTGCCTACAGTATAGTCTAATGAATTATTCTGTCTTTTTCTTCTATATCAATATAACCATCAAGCAACATTTTACAAATAGTCATATCAACCATTTCAGAGTTAGAATAAGTCTCAAATTTCATTTCTTCAATAAGATTAGCGATTATTTGACAGGCAATTACATACCTTAGCTTAAAGTTATCTTCAGACTCAGAATATATCAGTATTTCATCTAGTTCTTCTTCTGTTAAATCTTCAAAATCAAAATCTTCAGTCATTTTAATATCCTGCTATAGCATCAGTAGGCTGCCAATCGTCATCTAACTCAATTGAGTGGGCAAAATCAGCAACAGAGACTTGATCTATGTAGGCTAGGGCATCTAATAGGTCATCATGTGCCATACGATTAGGAAAATCCATCATTTGATTGACAAAAACCTTCCAATCTCTGTCGGGATTAAAGGAAATCTGCCCATGTTCCATTCTTCCTTGTAATGCCCAGGTAATTCTGTCGTTTTTCTTCTTACCACCGTGTCTAAGTTCAATAATTGACACCCATTTACCCTCAGTACGCATCTCATCTTCCAAATAAGGCAAGATTGCGTTTCTAAGTGAGCCTGTTTCTATACCTACGGTAGCTGATTCGACCTTTAATGCTGAGTAAAGTATTTTTTTCGCAGTCTCTTTAATGTTCCAACGACCATGAAGGATGTCTTTAACCCACCATTTGTCACGATCTATCTTAACAATGGCAATAGCAGTCTCATCTAGCCTAGAGCGTTTAAGATTTCTCTCTTGTTCTATAGATTCAAAACCAGCAGGGTCAATTGCGATGACATAATTGCCTTCTTCTGGTTCATCATCAACCTTAAACCATTCTTCTTGGAAGATTCCACCTGAACCTGTCTCAAAAGATGCCTCAAATTCCTGTCTAAACGACATAGAGGACATTGTTTTTCTTGCTGCCTCTACTTCTTCTTCAGGTAGAAACGGATTATCTGTAGAGTTAAACTGAAAAGCATCCCAATCATCATCTTCCAAAGCATCATTGTAGATGTCAAAGAAATGATTCTTACCTGCGGGAGTACCAATCATAACGCACTCACCTTTAACATCAGCCAAAGTAGGTCTTAAAATCTGTTCCCACACAACTGGCTTCATCGAAGCGTATTCATCGAGTACTAAAAAAGACAAACCAACACCACGAAGCGTATCTGGTCTATCTGATCCTTTTAAATAAATCTTACGACCATTAATTAAAGTTAAAACTGCGGTATTCTCATGTGCTTGGGCAATTAGGTCCTTGCCTAAATCTTTAAGCATCGCCCACATAATGTCTTTAGCTTGTTGAAAGGTAGGTGCGACATAAAACACATCTTTGCTTTCAGACTGTATTGCTTTAATTAATAATAACCAAGCAGAAAGGTAGGACTTTCCAAATCGTCTACCAGCAGCAACTACTTTAAATCGTTTATTGGAGTGAAATATTTTTAACTGAGCTGGGTGTAGATCAATTGTTAATTCTGCCATTATGCAGCAACCACCTTTGTTTGTTGTTTTAGACCTTGTAAGATGTGAACTATGACATCAACAGTCCAACCATTGCCTAAAGCCTTGTAGCGTTGTGTGTTAGATACACCCTCAGTATAGTTATCAGGTAAGGTTTGTAATCTTTCACATTCAATTGGGGTGAGCTTACGATAAGTCGGATGTTCGTATCTCATGTAATCGTAGTTCGCAGCAGTTAGGCAGTTACTTTTGTCTTTCATGTTTCTGCCTCGCCTAGTCTTGCTATTGATAAATGTAGCATCAAAGCAATCGCCATCTTTTATTTCTGTATAGCCTTTCTTAGTAGCTTCTGGAACAATTAATACATTGTCTGTTTGGACTGTAGTTAAAGTGCCACTTTTCTCATCTAATCTAGCTTCAATTCTTTTTTTTCTTTTTAATTCAGGATTGTAGTCATCTCTTTTTCCTGTCTCTGGGTTTATTTTTCTACCAACAATTCGACCACAAATTTTAGGCTCTCTATCAATCAATACATTGTAAGGAACACCTTTATGAAAATTAGCCACTACAGCAGCCGATTTATCATTATCTGTATCTGAATGATGCTTAAAATCCCAATGATTTCTTCCTCCAGAAACTTTTCTATCCATGTATGTTTTTGCTTTAGTTGTATGTAGACAAGTCTCATCTACCTCATCTTCAAGAACATCTTTTAACAATATGCCTTTATCTTCAGGTTGTTTAACTTCAGGTATGTTTGTCCAATACAAACGCTTTCTATTTTGAGCAGAAACTAAAGAACTATTAATCATTACAGGCTCTACACCTAAATGCTCAGTAATAACATCTTGATACTCTTGCTTCATCATCACATTCTCAAGCAAAAAGTAATCAGGCTTACATTCTCTTAGCAGTCTTACAAATTCAAAGAATAAGGCACTTCTAGGATCATCAAAGTTAAGCTGCTTACCAGCAAATGAGAAACCTTGACATGGACTTCCGCCCATCAGTAAATTCACATGGGGTAAGTCATCAGCCACAACCTTAGTCACATCGCCTAACTGTACTGTTAATGGATGATTCTTTCTAGTGATCTGTTTAGGATATTTCTCTATTTCACTAGCCAGGTAAATACGAGTTGAGATACCTGCCTTTCTGAGTGCTTCTTGACCGCAGCTTATACCATCGAATAGAGATAAAACGACATCTAGGTCGAACTTGGGTTCTGTCATTCTTCAGCTACATTCACTATGACTTCATCGTCATCCTTTTCCTCGACCTCAACTAATTCTTCTTCAGGAGTCACATCTATAGACTGCTTAATAGAATCTAGTGAAGCGACATTAATAATGACCTGGGAATCGTTCTTTACTCTATTAGGATCAATCGCTTTGTGTACAGGCAAGATTCTGTCCATACACATCTTCAGACAATGAACATCACCATCCATAGCTTTCTCAATGACCTTGTTAACTATCTCAGGTGCTTTAGCAGACATAACCTCTCTTGCGAGGGTGGTATATTTGTTTTCACTACCTTTGGGTCTACCTGCTGGATTAAGGGATTTCATACCCTTATATAAAGCTGGATTTCCCCTTCTTTTCTTTTCAGACATAAGTAATTTGGGAAACAACTTATAAAGCTGTTTTAAAGTTTTAAGGAAGGGTTATTGCTTAGAAAAAGCAGCCCTATTTGATACAACTCGCACTTAGGTGAAGTTGTGCCTAATATTATACACGATATTTAACAAATCTAAGTTAAATGTATGGTGTGTGTTATACAGTTTTGGAATTTCGTTTTTTGTGATTGGGGTAGTAAATTTAAACTTCAGCAGAAGAAGCATGAGCCTCCCCCTGTATTAACCATATAAACCACAGAAAAAGGCTATCTATACAGTATTAAAGCCATCATTAATGCTATTGATACAGTTTAATTTACAGTACAGATAATATTAATAATCGAATGAATGCCTATACAAAAGCATTTAAGCCATAGAGTTATTTAACTATATTGAATAAACAATTCACAATCATAATGGCTGGATCAATCGCCCAAATTGGGAATATAAAAGAGTTGGGTGGTAAATTTTTAAATCATTTATTAATTACTGTAATGATTTGGACAAAGCCTATATATTCCTTTATAGATTGTTTATATCTTATTACATGATTTGGACTTAAGCGGATATCCAAAGCTATTGTTTAGGTCCTTATGAGATGCTCTGAGAGTTCTATAACTTACCTATATAGAGACTATTAATAATGATCTAGGTAATTAGTAGGGTTTAAGCGAATATTGACAGCATAGTTAATAGATCAAATATATTATTTATTTAATTATGTATATCAATTAGCTATACA